ATTTGAACTACAAATATGCTGCGAGTCCAGTGCGCCAGCAGAGAAACCGGCTTTGTGTCATAGGTAGTACATTCCAAGCCACCTAAAGCAATATTTGGCGGACCGGAACTGCTGCGACCATACACACCAATGGACTTCTGCTGCTTGTTATCAAGCTTACCGATATAGACATGCTGGTCCTCCGCAATTCCAAGAGATGCGATCCACGCGCGGACATCGGTTGATTTCAACATCACACACCACCCGCCTTTTTATAAAACTGTTCGAATGCCTTTGCCGCATCGCCGGCATTCTTTCCGCCAGGTAACCAATCCTCATACCACATGCCCTTTGCATTCGGATTTTCCTTGGTCTGAAAATGATACTCCGGATGGTAATACAAGCGGCGGGCGTAAGGTGTGCTGGAAACAAGCGTTACCATTCCGTCATTTGCCCTGCTGTAATCCACAAACGTGCTCTCATTTTGCAGATTACCAGTATCAAACGGGAATACCTGTGCCTGCACAACCTCCGTATGCAAAGCCTCTCCGGTCTGCTCCAGTGCCGTCACAGCCGCCTGCGTCAGCTGCCTGATCCGCGGCATATTCATTTTCACAGTTGAGTTCACCTGCATCAGACCACCTCCAGGCTGCAGAAGTTTACTGTCCCGTCTGGATTCCGGTTCTTACATCCCTGCTCAATCCGACGCTCCTCTCCAAATACCGTCAGCGCGCCACCACTTAAGGATGGCATATCCGGCTCAATGTCTCCTGGAAAGAGCGCCGTGCCGGTGATCTGAACCAGTTTCTTCTCTGCCGTTAGGATCGTTTTAGCCTTATCCTGGAAGTTGCACAGCAGATCTGCATCATACACATGTAGCGGCTCTCCCAGGTTGCTCAGCCCCTCAGATTCCAGATGTACATGCACTGGCGTCTTACAGAGCCTTTTCGGCACCAAACATGGATATTTCATAACCTCACCTCGCTAAACGGCAGCACAGCCCGGTCTGGCACAGCAGCGCGTACACATCACGTTTCATTGCCACACCTTTATCTGTAAAAACATTCCAAGAACTGCCAAACTGTGCCGACACGCCGTTGATGCTGTAACTCTGCAGGATCGTATTAATCTCATCTTCATTCTCGGTTTCAAAATCTGCCTGCTGGCAGACCACTTCCCGGATCACGTCCTGCTGAAACTCGGTCAACGTAGAAAATCCCTGGCCTACAATACGGTTGTAGGTCAGGGAATCAATGTGGCGGCTTGCCTGCCGGAGTGCCTTTTTAAGATCATCTTCCGGCACGATGCTGCCGCCGTATTCTTTCTGATAATACTCTGCGGTCACATACGGCTCATAAGCCATAGGATCACCTCCGATCAGGCACCGGTATACTCCGTTGTATCCACATCAACATATACACTGTCAACCTTGCCGTCCTTGCCATTCGGGAAGACGAATACATCGGACAGGGAGCGGTTCTGATACAGGTAACCATCACCCTCAGTGTGCGCACCCGGATCAAAGTAGTAAATGCTGGAGATCTTCGGCACAATCTTACAGGTCTGGCCGCAGGCAACGAGTACATTGATCTTGTGTGCGCCAGTTACTGCAGATACGCCATGCTCATTATCCTCAGTAACTTTCTTAAGTGGAGCAAAGCCGCCATCCTCCGGCTCCCACTCAAATGCATCGTAGAAGCGCTCGTCATCGATGACTTCCATAATGGTCACACCGTCGATATCAGTCACGCGGGTTTCGATTCCCATACCGCCCTCCGCGATCTGGGTCATCTCGATCTTACGGGTAAACTCAGTGGACTGCTCCAGGGCATCCATGATGGCGCTGGACACGTACATGATCAGAGTGCCATTTGCCTTGTATCTTCTCAGCTTGCCCTTTGCCAGGATGTCCTTCAGCATACTGAACACCTTGGCTTTGGTATAGGATGCTGCTGCAGTAGAGCCGTGATAGCCCTCCTCCTTCTGAGCCGCCTGGGCAACCTTGGAGAAGAACAGCGCATCCGTCTCCGGCACCACCTGGGTCTGCTCGAAGTTGCGGGAAATGTTCTGGATGGAAGCGGTTGCGTTGGTCTCATCCACATCGGCCTTATCCACCAGGAAAGAAATATCGCGGTCGTGGGTCAGGGTAAACGGTACATCCGTCTGCGCAAAGCTGCCCTTATTCCAGCCACCATTTCTGTTATGATTCTTATATCCAGAGGTGGAAAGTCTGGTAAAATGGAAAGTCTTAGCATTCAGCCATTTTACGTTAGTAGTTACGAACGGGGAAGTTAAAGTCCCCTGCATGAGAATCTCTAACAGTTCCGGTTCCCATACCTGTGCATAGTTTAAATTCGGCATATCATCACCTTATCCTTTCTTAGCTTAGTTGTGGAAGCGGTTCCAGCGCTTGGTTGGAACTGCCTGCTGTGTCTGTGTTGCCTGCTGGGCCTGTCCGGCTCCGACATTGCTGTTTCCAGCCCCTACCTGGACGAATCCGGTAGCACCCGCTGCCTGTGGTTTCAGTCCCGGGACATCCTCCAGCACCTTGTTAAGCGCCGCCTTCAGGATCTCATCATTGATTTTGCCATCCTGTCCCACGACCTGGCTGAGATCTGCCATCTTAAGGACGTAGGGAATGGTCTTTGCATCAATGCCAAGCTCCACCGACGCCATGATTGCTGCGCTGTTGACCTGAGCCTGCTGCGCAGCTGCCTGCGCCTGGGTAACCTGTGCCTGCATAGCACCAACATCCGGAGTGTTGTCTGCCTTCTGCTGCTTAAAGGTTGTGATAGCCTGCTCTGCTTCCTGCTGGCTGAGTCCCTGCTGCTTAAAATAGGCTTTCAGCGCAGTATCCTCCCGTGCCGCCAGTGCGCCATCAAGCATCTGCTGGATTTTTCCGTAGTCGATAGCCGGAGGCTCCGCCTGCTGAGTACCCTGTTTCTGCTGATTGGTTGCCTGCTGCGCCTGGCCCTGATTCTGATTTGGTTCTGCCATAATATGGCCTCCTTTCTTTACTTTCCGGTGTCACCGGCCGCGCAGAGTTTAACGCCATACTCGCGTTTGGGCATAAAAATAACACGCATTTCTGCGTGCTTGTAACCGTTGCGACGTCGCAACAAAAAGGGTATAAAAATACCACCAGCCGGATGACTGATGGTAACTACTCTTTCACTACTTTTCCGTTTTTAATATGCTCATTTGGCGCCAATGCTCCATAGGACCGCATGATTTCTTCCATTTTTCGTTCATTTTTTTCATTCTCTTCCGCAGTAGATTCCGAGTGCCCAACAACTATATATTTGGGAATGTCCGTCCATCGTTTTGCTGAAAATGGCTTATCTTTCTCATTCATTTATCGCTCCTCCAACAGAATCCAGTATTTTCCGTCTTTGTTGGTCATATACATTACCTTGAATTTCTGTTGCCGCTCATAAAGCACTTCTAATTCCCTCTCGTTAATGCTGGTAATATCATGACCTTTCGTTGTATTCTGAATAAAAATTTGTATTTCACCGTCCGGATTATACAATTCAGCGCCACAGGTTGTACTAAGGTACTCCGGAAAGCTTATTTCGCTGTCAATTTTGATACCATCAAGAAATTTCTTTACCAAATCTGGATGCCCAAAATACAATGACCTGGAAAGATTTCCTTTATATCGTGGCATTTTTTCGAGTGCAACATCAAGATTGCTGACCATTTGCAGTTCCCGTTCCGTAAGCTGTAACCCTTCTCTGATTTTAGCATTAATCTGATAAAAATCAAAGCTTACATACTGATTCAGTGCCTGCTTATCTGTATCACTCAATTCTATTTTATCATCTATGCGGCTATTAGCAAGTATTCTTTGTGATTCCTCATATTCTTTTCCGCTCTTTCCACCAGTCTTAAACCGAACATTTCTCCACTCTGAAGCCTTTCTCCCATAGATCTGTTTGTTATCCGGATCCAGTGAATACTCAGCCAACCGACTATACTTCTCTTCCTGGCGCTTTGTGTACTGCTGCCGGACTTCCTGCTGGCTCTGTAGACCTACATTCTCCAGTTCCTCTTTTGTCCAGGTATCGTCTGCTGTGGAGATGCCAGGGAAATATGTAGTATGAGAGTCCTTACAGCGGGGATGATACAGCCCCTTACTGATAGCGTAGCTCATAAGCGGATACCGCTTCCCGGTCTCCGGATCCACACCATCCTTGCTGCCACCGCTCCACACATCATCAATTAGCACCTTGCCGACAAAGGGCAGGCACTTCGGACATGGGTTCCCTCGTTTGGCCATGATGACCGTTGCAATGCCCCATTCCTGCCGCTTCTCGCCCTCACCCTGCAGGTAGGCACGCTTACTGGCTGTTCGGATTGCCATATCCGCATAATCAGCCAGAGTGTGCCGTGCTCCATTGGCATACATCACACAGTTAAGCCCCCGGGACAGCATATCCTTCGTGGCCATGTCTACAGCCTTTTCATAGGTCCCCGCGCCCGTATTGGCATAGACCTGGGCGTTAAAGATAGCTTTTCGATAATCGTCATTGGCCTTCCGGAGCACTGCCGTTTCTGCAGCTTCCATGTCGTGCATGGTGGCTTCTACCAGGGCATCTAGCTTGCGATCATTCAGTTTAAAAAACTCCGCTGTCATGGCATCATGCGCCGGTGTTCCGTTCCTGCCGTGGGTCCTCCAGCCTTTCCGGATAGCCTGCAGGATCTTAAGCTCCTGTTTCACGCCGCCTTTCAGACGCGCCTGCCGGATCAGCTGCTCGATCTGACTGTTGATGCTCTTGAACTGCTTCTGGTACTTCTTCCAGTTCTTGCGCTTGTACTTTTCCAGAGCCTTCAGCTGCTCCGCCTGCCACATGGACCAGTTATAGCCTTCCGCGGTCTCTTCTGCCCGGTGTCGATCCATATTCCGGATCATGGAGGCAATCAGTTCATTTTCGATGCGCTGGAAAGCTTCTGCAAGGTCGTACTCATTATGGCTCACTCAGAAACACCTCTTCCACAGCATCCGGCCTCACAGATTCCATCATCTGATGACCATCGTTTGACAGTACTTTGAACCCCTGAGCCTTAAAACCACGAACCAGAGCCTTTAACTGGGTCGTGCTTCTGCAGTGATCATTTCTCAGTTCTGCATAGCCCTTTTTTTCAATGGCATACACGCCGAACGGGACCTGCTCACTCGCCACCTTCAGCAGTCCCTGATACTCCGCCCGGCTCATTCTGTACATCCGGTTCATTACCTTGACCTGCATTTGCATTACCTCCCAGATTAACGTCAAAAATACCGGCAGCCATATTGACTCCCGGTTCTTCTACCTCTGTAATACCCTGCTCTGCCTTCAGGCGGGCAATTTCTTCCTGCTTCCACTCATCATCCCTGGAATCACCATACAGTTCTTCCACCTGAGCTTCCACACTCATCAGCGGCACTCCTGGACGTGCCTTTGCCAGGGTCTCCACCTGGCTCTCAAACGACGGGTTTGCGTACTCGCCGAATGGGATATCCACCTTCACAGCTTCTACCGGCTGTCTGATCAGGATATTGTAAGCATTCACAGCAGCACTAACCACCTTCGGAAGTGTTTCCTGCAAAGCTTCCACAATCGCGTTTCTGGTATACAGCGTGGTCTTTTCCTTTTCTCTCTGCGCCTCTGCATTATCCAGTTTCTTGGTGTCGATGCCAAGAGTGCTTGGACTGATGATGCCCTGCAGGCACAGATCCAGCGCCGTCACATAAGATGCCAGGTAACTGTCATGTGGGATAACCGGTTGATCGGTCTGTACTTTATTTTCTCCCTTTTCATCCATGTTGTTATCTCCGGCGAAGAAACGGTTATCAAATGGATTCGGCCTCATTGGCTCACCAGTCATCGGGTCTTTGGGTACCAGGCAGTCCGGCACATACGTTTTTGCCCTGCCTGCCCGAACCGCATCCATCCACTGGGACCACACTTCATCAAAGGCATCAAAGTTATCTAGCTTACCGTCATAGATGGATCCGCCGCGGCCCTCATACTTCGCGGACTCATACACATGAATCGGTACAGCTAGGATGGTCTTCTCATCAAACCGCCAGTCCTGCAGGTCTTTAGTCTGATCCAGAACCTTCAGATCTACCAGCTTCTCATCCAGATACAGTTCGTTGATAATATAGCCGTACCCGTAGCGCTCATTGAGCACATACCGCCGACCCTTGGCACTGTACGGCGTCTTGAAAATCACTTCGCGCAGCCGGTCGCGCCGATAGACCATTTCAACCCGGTCTCCCGGATACCATTCCAGGATTGGATACTCGCTCACCATCGTGTCGATCGTCACTTTGAAAGCTCCATCCCCAATGTACAGGATTTCTTTCAGCGCCTTTTCCATCTTTTTTCTGAATCCGTTCTGCTCCTCGATGGCTTCCCATATCTTACCCTGCTTACCACTGTCGAAATCGAAGTCATTCATGTCTGACAGCACAATAGCAACCAGCACCTTAACGATTAACTGGGGCAAGCCTGTGTGAATCTTGCGCATCTCAATGCCAGGCGTGCTCTTGCTGGCCCAGAATTTGTATTTATCAGCATAATCCTTCAGAGTTCCGTAAAGCTGTTCCAGTTCATTGCCGTCACCACGATACCAGATCCGGTTGCGGATGGCATTGGTCTCAAAGTCCATCATCTCCCTGATCTGGATGCTGTACGGCGCCGCTGAATCTATCTGCAGCCAGCTTTTTACGCCTCGGCGAATATTGTCACCCATCTTTTCCAGCCACCTCATTTCTGCTTATCCTCCTCAAAACCTATCGTGGACCGGTACGGGATCCATGCATACTGATTTGCGTTTATCGTATGGTCGTTCCGGTCTTCCGGCTCGTCCTTATCTTCCTTCCAACTGTACTTGTCAAGCTCAGCCAGATGCTCCGGGCACTCATCAACCACCAGATAGCAGCCCTGCTGGATCCAGCCAAGCTGCAGCTTGATTCGGTCCAGAATAGTCAATTTCTTATACGCATCCCAGAAATTGTAAAGACAGCTATGCAGCCGCTTATACTTTTTCAGCTCCGTCATAGTTGCCTGGTCGGCATTGTCTACATAGACATCCTTGGCAAAGCCCCACTTCTTCCGGCACTGCTCCAGAAAATCAATGAGTTTTACCACCGTGTCACTTGGCGCAATCGGATTTTCCAGGTCCGCATTGTTATAAACCTTCTCGGCCAGCGTAATCAGGCGTCGATCCGTTGTGATTCCCTGGAAAAGCATCGCGATCGTATCCGGAGACTTACTGGAATATGCCGTATCCATTCCGCAGGTAAACTTCTTCCACTGGATCCGTCCCGCTTCCACTTCTGATCTCACCCATGCCGCAGTAACAACATACTTTTTCCGGTCAAAGTTTGGAAACACCAGGCCGGTTGCCTTACCACGCAGCCCCAGGATTTTGTTCTTCCAGATTTTCGTGCCTTTCGGTGTATTAGCCAGGATCTTGTCCAGCTTTTCCTTCGGCAATCGCAGGTTATGAGCAAAAGAAAAGAACCAATGTACCCAGCCGGGCTTTGGCTCCTCTCTCAGTTCGTCTTTAATTTCCTGCGGCGTTTCCGTCTCCCACTCCGGGAGCGGCCTGCTGCAGTTTATGTACTCTTTGTATACATCCAATGACGGATCATCCGGATTTAATGTTGCCATCAGGTAATCGCACCGCATGGCAGCCTCACGGACAAAGTCGATGTCGGCCGTGTTGATCTCATCAATATACAGGCAGCCATACTGGCCACCAAGGGCTTTCTGCCACTTTTTCTTGTCACCGTAGCCCATCACGTAAATGACCTTGTCCCCGCCAGTCGTATGAAACAAGATATGCGGGATCTTATCGTCCTTGGTGCCGTTGCCGTTATACTCAACCAGTACACCAAAATCATCCACGATGCCCAGATCCTTGTTAACGATATTTTTCTCTGCAGTACCGGTATCCTTGGCTGCGATGATGTGCAGCTTCTTCGATGACTCCGCTACCTTAAGCATAAACTTAAAAAGCCCTACTGTGGTCTTTC